TTCAAAGCAATAAAGTTGCTGGTCGAATTGCTCAAGGTTCTAAAGTTAAGAAGTCAAGCCGTATCGGTGAGATTACTTATGGTTTCGCTTCACAGAAGTTCTCGGGTGGAGCAACCACTAAAGATATCTGGGGCGGCTCTGAATTCGGATCTAACAAATACAAGCAGTTCCCTGTCTGGTCAGGCCGCGAAGGTCGAGGCTCGAAGGGATGGTTTATCTATCCAACGCTCCGCAAGATTCAACCGCAGATCGTGGCTAGATGGACAGAATCATTCGATAAGATTTTGAAGGAGTGGGGCTAATGGCAACAGGTACAAGAGCGTTAACGCTCAAGCTTCTTGCTGACGTTGACAACTTCACTAAGAATCTTGATAAGGCAGATAAAGACGTTGCCACTTTTGGCGATAAGGTTACGGATTTTGGCAAGAAGGCTGGATTAGCCTTTGCAGCTGCTGGAGCCGCCGCCCTTGCCTATGCTGGAAAGTTAGCAATCGAAGGCGTTAAATCAGCCATTGAAGATGCAGCCGCTCAAACTAAACTTGCTCTTACCCTCAAGAATGTTACTGGCGCTACTGAATCACAGATAGCGGCAACCGAAGATTACATAACTAAGACTTCCCTTGCTTTTGGCGTTACCGATGATGATCTCAGACCATCTCTAGAACGCCTTGCAAGGGCTACTGGAGACGTCGAAAAGGCTCAGAAGCTCCAGACAGTTGCCATCGATGTTGCAGCAGGCTCAGGCAAGTCCCTAGAGGCTGTAACCAATGCCATGGCTAAGGCGGCAGAAGGCAATACTGCTTCTCTTGCCAAGTTGGGAATCGGACTTACATCTGCACAGCTCAAGACAATGAGTATGGATGATATTACTGCCAAACTTGCCGACACTTTTGAGAACCAGGCTTCAGCCAAGGCAGATACATTCCAAGGCAAGTTGACACGTCTTCAGGTCGCTTTTGATGAGGGCAAGGAAACAGTCGGTAAATACATCCTCGATGCAATTACTCCGATGGTTACGATTCTAGTCAAGCAAGTAATCCCGGCAATTCAAGACTTTACTAGCAATCTTGGAGACAAGCTTCAGCCAGTTCTCAAGATTATTCAGCCAATTATCAATGGCTTACGATCAGCGTTTAACTCAGTTAAAACGTCGCTGGCAGAAAACAATGATGAACTTCAGCCTTTCTATGGCTTTATGAAATCCATCTATAACTTTGTAAAAGATTATTTAGCACCTGCTATTGGCACACTTTTAGGCAAGGCTTTTGAAGCATTGGGTAAAATCATTGCAGGCATTATTGATACTTTTGCAGATTTCGTTGAAAAGATAACCAAAATTTACAATGCGATTAAGGGCATTATTGATGCCATCAAGGGTGCTGGTTCTGCAGTTGGAAACTTCTTCTCTAAGGCTTCTCTTGATACTGGGGCTTCTATTGTAACTGGGGCTTCTTCTCCAGCGGCGCCTTACTCACCACCTTCAATGCCTTCCGATGGAATGGTTACATATAATCCTTCAACTGGTCTTAATTACAACCCTAATGCTGGAACTACTAATATCACAGTCAATGGGGCAATAGATCCTGAATCAACGGCTCGCCAAATCGTTGGGCTTTTGAATGACTCCTCAGCTCGAGGAACACTAGGCGGAGGTTTGATTTATTCATGACCGCCTGGACTCCGACTTACAAGATTCAAGTAGATGGGACTGAAGTAACGGATGTTACTGTCGCCAATTTAACGGTAACTTCTGGACGTACTGATATCAATCAGCAACCAGTTGCGGGGTACTGTCAGCTCCAACTTCTAAATTTTGATAATTCAAGTTATGACTTTACTGTAGGAACCAGCCTTTCCGTTCAGGTTACTGATTCCTCCAATGCCTATGTGCCTATCTTTGGTGGCACTATTTCAGATTTCACTATCGCGGTTAATCGTGCTGGAACTCTCGGGTATACAACAACAGCCACAATTACGGCACTAGGCGCTTTATCTAAACTTCCTAAGATTATTGATGCTGGCGTTCTCAATGCTGATTATGATGGAGACCAGATTTATACGCTTTTATCTGGCTATCTTTTAGGTCAATGGAATCAAGTTCCAGCGGCGGAGACTTGNGCTAGTTATAACCCTACAGAAACTTGGGCAAACGCTCTTAATATCGGTCTGGGCGAAGTAGACCAACCAGGCGATTATGAACTTATCGCCCGCTCTTCAAGCCTTACAGACCTTTATTCGCTTTGTGCTGAAATTGCTAACTCCGCTTTTGGTGTTATCTATGAAGACGCTAACGGCAATATCGGTTATGCGGATTCGACTCATCGACAAGATTATTTAGCCAATAACGGTTATACGATTTTAGATGCAAACCACGCTAACGGTGTTGGTTTGGCAGCTACAACCCGCGCTGGTGATCTTAGGAACTATTACAACATTGAATATGGCAATAACGGCTCTGGCTCTTATACGGCTCAAGATACCGCTAGCCAATCTTTATTCGGCACTTACGGCGAAACTTACTTATCAAGGGTCAAAAACCAAGTAGATGCCGAAAACCTTGCAGATCGCTATATTGAATTAAGAGCTTATCCATACCCTAAATTTCAAGGCATTACCTTTACTTTAGGAAACCCTGAAATTGATGATTCCGACAGAGACGCCCTTTTGAACATCTTTATCGGTCAGCCAGTCTGGGTTCAAAATCTGCCAGGCAATATCAGTAATGGTTCATTTCAGGGCTATATCGAGGGTTGGACATTCAGGGCTTCCCTCAATAATCTCTCAATAACTTTCAACGCTTCTCCGTTAAGTTTCTCTCAAGTTGCGGTAAAATGGGAACAAGTAAATGCAACGGAGACTTGGAACACAATTAACACCAGCCTAACCTGGCTTGATGCGATAGGAGTAGTAGCGTAATGGCAACAACAACAACCAACTTTGGGTGGGATATCCCTCAGTCGACAGACCTAGTAAAAGATGGGGCTACAGCCATTGCCGCACTTGGGCAAGATATCGACACAGCTTTTGTCGACCTCAAAGGAGGAACGACTGGACAGGTTCTGGCAAAAGCTTCTGGAACGGATCTTGATTTTTCTTGGGTAGCGGCTGACCCGTTAACTATCCTTGATGCTAAAGGTGACTTAATATCAGCAACAGCTGCCGATACTCCAGCACGTTTAGCGGTAGGAACTAATGGTCAAGTTCTTACAGCCGATTCAACAGCAAGCACAGGTATTAAATGGGCAACCCCGGCAAGTGGTGGAGGAATGACAAGCCTTGCAACAGGATCACTATCAGGTGCGACAACTACTATCTCAGCCATTAGTGGTTCATATAAAAATCTTCAATTAGTTTTAACTGATTTTTACCCTTCAACAGGAACGGCTTTGCAGTTTACTTTCAACTCCATTGCTGATTATTCAACTACTAGATCAGCAAATGCGTCTGCTGACGGTGGGCTAGATACTTACGGAACAAAGGCAAGCACTCCAATTTATGCTGGAATGAATGACGTGGCGCCAAGCGATAACAATAATACTTGCATTTTAACTTTATTTGATTATGCAAATACTTCCAATAATAAAGTTGGAGAATTGATTGCTTCGTATTACACAAATAACACATTTTATCAGACCAATTTTGCTACTTTTACTGCAAAATCCACAAGTGCGATTACATCTATCAACATTAAAGTTGCTTCTGGAACATTCTCTGGCGGAACCTACACACTATATGGAGTGAACTAATGCCAAAACCACAGATACAAATTCACAATGCTGAAACTGGCGAAATCATTATTCGTGATATGAACACAGAAGAATTGGCAATTTATAATAAAGAACAAGTTGAATTTGAGGCTATGCAAGCCGACATTGCTAATAAAGCAGCAGAAAAAGCTGCTCTTTTAGAACGTCTTGGAATCACAGCTGACGAAGCTAAACTTTTATTGGCATGATTGCAAAACTATGCAAAGCTGGGCAACAGTTAAGGCTTCAAGTCGATGATAGTTTCCCAGATAGAGATCGCACCTCAGACGGCTGGATTGGCGACACTCGTCATTCGGCACGTCCTTCTGACCACAATCCTGATGCAACAGGTGTCGTCAGAGCGATTGATATTGACAGGGATTTATCTGGTAAGGCAAAGCCCGACCTCATGCCTGACCTTGCAGATCAATTACGACTCTGCGCTAAACGTGGCGATAAGAGAATCTCTTATGTCATCTTTAACGGAAAAATCGCATCATCTAAGAAGGCTTGGGCTTGGCGTCCTTATGATGGGATTAATAAGCACAATCATCATTGCCATATCAGCTTTACCAAGAAGGGCGATGCAGATGGCTCGTTCTTTAATATACCCATGATAGGTGGAACCGCATGAAC